AGAGCCCCGAGAGAAATGTATACCAACCGCGCGCCAGTACTCCTTTGATGGTCAGCGGCTGCTCGTAAGTCGGAATCAGGTTGAATTGCTGAGTCATGATTGCTGGGCATCCTCAGCTTCGCCAAACAGGGTCGCGCCGATGATGTCGCGCGGGACTGGGTCGGTGATGGATGCTTCCCACACTCGATCGCGTGATTCGCCCACCTGGTACCAGAGGGCGCGATTGCGCGTCTCACCCGCGGCTCCAATGGTCAGGAGGTTCTCTCCGCCATAGCTGAAACCGCCGTCATCGCTGAAGCGCACCATGCACTGAGGTGTACTGCCCTGACCGAATTGCAAACCTACACCGGGCGTGAATTCGATCTGCAAAGAGGCTTGAAAGATGCGCTTGCGCGTCTCGCGCTGCCAGATGTGCGGGGTTCGGCGCAATGCACGCAGAGGCTGACCATTGTCGGTGTAGATGGAGCGGCTCTGCTGATAGATCAGCCCGTTCTGGTAGTCGCCCCACATGCGGATGTTGGCAAAGTTCACATAGCAGTTGCCCAGGTGTCGATGGTATGTGCCTGTTGTCGAGTTCCAGGAAAGTCGTTGCCACCAGCCATACCGCCCCCCGGTGGCCTCATACGTCACGATGTCCAGGCACCAAGTCACATCGGCGGTGGGGAAAGTGAGCACATACATGATATGGCCCAACTCTTCGTAACAGTCACCCAGCGCATCAGAGATCTGCGGATAACCGGATAGCGCAAAGTCGATGGCGTGCGTGGACACCCGTCCGATGGCGTACTGATTCGTCATCACGACGATGTTTTCGCCCTGCTCATTGCGGCCGAGCCAGGCTAGATTCGGGCCCACACGGGTAATGGAATGCTTGGCCGAGCATCCCATCTGCGGGCCGATCCCCGGCAGACGGGAGAAGGCGAAGTTGGTGCCGCCTGAGTTGTACCAGACTTCCGTCGTGCGCTCGCCGACCAACCACAGCTCCCGATTGTTCTCAAACAGCGTGACGAGATTGTCGGTGCTGGAGTCCTTCAGCGCATAGAAGGCCCCCGCGAAACTGAGCGTATAAGGGACCGGGGCGTTGGTGTAGAACGTGCGACTTCCCGGTTGGTTGAAGATGAGCCAACCTTCGATGAAGGCCACCCGATCGGCGCCGAGGAAGGCAGGATCTGTGATCTGGCCAAACGGATTGATAGTCACCGTGAAGGTGTCGCCGGTTCCATTGCCCGTTGCATTGGTGTTTACGGTGATCGTGTTGGCTGTGAAACTGACCGATTGGAGGGTGGTCAGGGGCAGATTGGGTCCCGAAATCGTCACCGTCGGTGAGACAATTAGGAAGTTGGGTACCAACACGCCCACGGGAAAGGTAATAGTCGGACTACCCAGCGTCGCGTTGGCCGTAAAGGTCACCGTGCGGGCCGCGGCCGACAGCGCGTAGTAGTATCCGAACTGGCCGTCGACCAGAACAGCGTAGCCACCCAATCCATTGAATAGGACGCCGTTGTCTCGGATGACCACCCGCCCGTTGTTGGTCAGGAGGAAGCCCGCCAGTGAAATCGAGAACTGCGCGAGTGCATTCTGTGTGGCAGGTACTGTTACGGTTGCGAGAGAAACCGTATTGCCACACACAAACAAGCAGGTGAGACCGCCGGGAAGTACCCAAGCCCCGCGAATCTGAAGACCGCTGCTGAATTGCACTCCAAATATGGTGGCAAGCCCCGGCGCTCCGAGAAGCGCCTTAGGCATCTTGGCCTTGGGATCTTCGTCGAGTTCTACGAACCAGTTGATGCAGGCCTGCGCATCCTGCAATGACATCGGATAGGTTGCAGACCCTCCAACGAAGTCGAAATCAGCGGCATCGAAGCTCATGTGAAGCCGCCGTCCATGATCCAGCCCGCGTTATTGGCCTGCGAGCGCACGATCTCCGTGTCGTAATGGAGCAGCTCAACCGGGGATGCGTTTAACGCCTTCAGGAAGGCCCGTGCTTCGCCCGCCTGGCGCTCCAATTGCCGACTCGGGGTCTTGCCGTAACTGGGAGCGAGCTCGAGCGAGGTCAGCTTCTTGATGGCCCGCGCGTAGCCTTGCGGCAGGTTGTAATTAGTCGTGATGAGCGGAAATGCGGTCGTCCCTGCATTGTTCAGAATCAGGTCTGTGAACAGATGCACTTCGCCCGCCTGAGAGGGCGCGGGATAGACCCAGAGCGTGCCCAGCGGGAAGGTCGGCTGATAGGCTGCCACGATCGGCCAGGGACCCGGGACGCCCTTGTAGCCGATCTCGTTGTAGCGATCCATGGGAACGAAATCGAACCAGTAGTCCAGTCCCGTATTGCCACTCGAGGTGATGCGGGTGTAGCTCTTCTGGAAGCGCAAGGGTCGGGGCAACTTGATGTCGCCGGGGACCGTGAAGGTGAACTGCTCGGGCGTGCTGACCGTGAAAAGCGCGTTCGCACTCACCGTGACCGTTCCAGCGCCTGCGTTGAAGCTGAGGACCGTTGTGCCGGCAGGCAGGCTCCCCTGGTTGTCGGTGATATCCCCGCCTACTTTGATGTTGGAGGGGACAGTGACGCCCGAAATGACGGCTGTGCCGATCACGAGCGTGCCGCTGAACGTCCCACCCACGGGATTTCCGATGGTGTATTTGTTCTGACCTGCGATCCAACCGTTCCAACCGGAGCCGGGAGAGCTAATGTTCTCCGTGGAGTACGGGATGAAATCCTCATCCGTGCTGAGTGAATCCATGAGGTCATTCAGCTTGCGCAGGGCCACGGCTGCATTGTTCGGTTGCAGCACCTGGCCCGGGGCCAATGCGTTGATGTCGATCAGCGCATCGGTGAGGATTTCAGTCGCGGTGGTCATCCTGGGGTTACACCCACCAGGACCACATCGGCGACGCTCGCGGTGAGCGTCATGGCACCGCCGCTGTTCTTCAGCCCCGGAAATGTGTAGTACGTATCGGCCGTGGTCGATCCAGTGAGCACAACGTTGCGGGCCGTCGAATCCTCTCCTCGAAATCCCGCGATGGTGAGTGTGGCAGGACCTGCATTCTTCAGGATCACCACCGACACCAGGCGCGTGTCATTCGCGGTTCCATTCGGCGCACCGATGAGCCCGTTAGCGACCGGAATCGCACTCGTGGCGTGCAGGAGCCGTGGATCGACGACGACGTTTGCGACGTCCATTACTGGATACCGTTCGGCAGAGGCAGTTGGCTCGGGCGATTCACCTCAATGAGATAGATCCCTGCCGGCGGAGTCACCGTGCCTGCGGTGTTATTCTGGAAACTCAGGCCCATCGTGTTGTTGGAAACGACACGGAAATTGACCACATCCACCAGCACCGTCCAGGCGCCTTGGAAATTGATGCCTGAGATCTGATCTCCTACCAACAATCCCGGAACGGTGAAGGTCTGCTCGGCCGAAGTGACCGTGGCCACACCGGCCGGCGTCAGCGACACACTCAAGAGATACGTGCCCTGCAGATTGCCGCGGGCGATGTCGTTTTGCATGAAAGTCTCCTAGAGAACGGGCGGCTCACAACCGCCCGGCTCTGATCAGGTGATGTCGTAGCCGTATAGGAACACGTCCACCGTCGAGTTGGCCAAGGCCGTCCCCACGTTGATGAAGATGTTCTGCGCGGTCTGCGCCAAGTTCACGATGGTCGTAGCGGTCACGATGGCCGAACCTGCCGCGGAGTTGGATCCCAACGCCGCATTGGATTTGATCGCGCTACCGCCAGCGGCTCCCGCCGTAAATAGGCCCAGAGCCAAGGTCGCAATGGACCCGGGGACGCCGCTCACCTGGCCGTTGGACGTCACCATGTTCACCGGCAACCAGCTACCGGCGTTGATGATCGGCATGATCGCCGCATCGCCGGTGCTGTTGCCGCTGACGCCGCGGGCCACACCCAGCAGACGCAAGGCATTTCCGCCCTGCGGATTGCTGTTCTGCTGCGTGTTGACCGGGGTGACAACGGCCACACTGTTGGGGGTCAGCGTCTGGGCTGGACCTGCGTTTACTGTCGTCATGTTGCGTGCTCCTTAGCCGTTGACCCGGATACCGAGCGTCCGGTAGATCGATGCAGGGCCATACAACACATCCGCACGGGTCGGCTCGGAGTCGTTGTTGATGGTGTATTGGGTGACCACGCGGATGCTCATGCCCACATCCTCATCGTCATAGGCACGGGCTGCGAACTCCACGCCGCGAGGCAGCGGCAGATCCGCGAACGCCAGCGCATAGGCGTACTTGTGGAACACCAGCGACTGGGGCGAGGTCTGGTTGGCATTACCCACGCCCCCGTTGACCGTGATCGCCGCACCTGACGCGGGCGCTGCGGTGACGTTCTGGAACTGACCTGCACTGATGCAGCAATCCCCAATGGTGAGGGTGAGCGTGCCGGTGCCCGAGCTCGTGTAGAGGCCGGTAACGGGGTTGAACGTACCTGCGGCGAGCGATGCGGCGCCGAAGGTGAGCCCGGGAGCGGCCGCGCCATTGGGTGGCGTGACAAACCCGCCGGGTGGCAATACCACGAACTGCCGCAGCGTCTTGCCGTACTGCAGGCGGTTCTGTGGATTGACCGGGAAGACCCCAGCGAACTGGATGATGTCGCCCACCGCGACAACCGCGGTGCTGTTGGACCAGCCCTGAGTGGAGACCGTGCCGGACTGCGCCCATCCGGAGGTAAGGAACGCAGTACCCGCAATTGGGGTGGTCAGCACCGGAGTGCCGCCCTGTGCGCCAGTCTGCGCAACCGGGATGTTCTGGTCTTCCCACCAGTCCAGGCCTGCAAATTCCTTGGCGATCATGCCCGCATCGATGTACTCGCTGATCTTGGCCTGGGGGTTGAAGAGACCCTGCACGGTTGCGACCATGGAGGACATGCTGATCGGATCCAGCACTGCGTTCTTCTCACCCTCGCGCGGACAGGCTTCGGCTGCGAGGATCGCCCGCGCATCCGTGAAGAGCTTCAGTGAGTTGGGGCTGACGCCCGGGGTGCCGACGCTGGTCGCCGTGTTGAGATAGGCGTACTGCGCCGTGTCGGAGTCCACGCGATTGGCGACCGTGGCGATCTGTGGCCGCAGGATGCGCTTCTTGAACATGTCCATGGACAAGGCCAGATCCTGGGTCGTGAACTGCACGTCCACGTGGAACTGGTAGTTCAGCGCGACCGGGATCGACTGCTCGAAGGTATCTTCGACGTTCAGGGGTGGGCCGTAGGTGCCCTTGTAGCGGGGCGGCCTTCGGATGTTGCAGATGGCACCGATCTTCGCACCGGTCTGGGCAAACTCATCCGAGTACTGCCGCTCGACGCGGTTGGCGATGATCAGCTCGTTTTCGAGTACGACGAGGGCCTCATTGGTGATGTAGGCCATCGTCAGGAGCTGTTGAGTCATGTGTTGAGTTCCTGGAAAGTGTTTTCACAGGAGCCCCTCACCCATCAGTGACGCTTGCGCGCCCTCTCGCGTTCATACGCGCGCAGCTGCTTGAAATCCATCTTCGATGGATCAGTCTGAATGCCGCTGACGCCTTCGCCGGTCAAGGGAGTGATGGGAGCAGGTGCTCCGCCGCGCTCGGGCCGCACGACGGGCGCCGTATTCACTGCGGTGGCAGCGGCGGGCTTCGTCAGCGAGGCTTCGAGCTTGCCCAACTCGGCAATACCGAGGATGGGTTTGAGTTTGGAAATACGTGCTGCATCGTCTTTGTTCTTAGCTAGGTGGTAGGCCACCAAACCTGCGTTCTCGGATTCAAACAGGTAATTCAGCACGTACTGCGGCACCTGATCAGCCTCAGTACCCTTGACAGAACTCATCACTTCATCAAAGTCGGGATGAACTTTGCGGGCAGCATCGGCCCGAGCTTTCATCGCTGTCTCTGCTCGTTGCTGCTCTTCAGCAGCCCGTTCATCGGCTTGACGCTTCCTTTCTCCAGCTACGGCTTTTTGGGCCGCAAAATCAGCCTTCGCATCCGTGTACTTGTCCCAATCCAACTGCCCTTGCGCATCTCGATAGAGATATTTGCCGTCTGCGTCTTTGTCGTCGGGCGTCGGCGCTTTCAACTCAGCTTCAGCGGCCTTGGGCTGCTGTATCCGCGATTCCAACTCAGCCGCGCGCCGCTCGGCATCTTCGGCCCGGCGCTCGGCCAGTTTGCGTTCGTTGTACTGGCCCTCGGCCAGGCGCTCCAATTCTTCGACCTCTTCCCGGCGCTTGTCAGCGAGCGCTTGCGCAGCCTTCATCTCGCGATGTTTGCGGTTGACGGCCTTGCGCGCCTTTTCGGGAATGTCGTGTTCATCTGGTTCTAGGCCTTCGTTCGGATCGCCTTGCGAGTCCTTTGAACCTTCAGCGCCACTGTCCTTAGCTCCTGCTCCACTTCGTTCCACGTCAGAAGTCTGTTTGCCATCGCCCAATTCCGTCGTCTTGGCTTCGGTCTTCACCTCGAGCGGCGGTGCCTCACCGGGCTTGCCCGGCTTGTGGTTCTCCACATGCGTGGACTTGCCCTCGGTGACAAACGCAACCAGCCCTTCGGAGGTGACGACCTTACCCATGTGATGCCCCGTTTGATCTCTCGGCCGCTCGTTCGGCCGCTTTGGCGGTCATCGCCGCCAGTTCTTTCTCGTGCGTGCGGTCCTGATTGCTGTCAATCAGCTTGGCGCCCGCGTTGATTTCAGCCACGTCATGCGCCGTGACCGCTGTGGTATGAATCTTCTCGCGCTCGACCGCGACCCAGGCATCGGTGTCCTGACGCTTGGTCTTGTTGGATTCCTCGACGTCGTGCGCCTTGACGGTCGCGCGCATGTGCTCGACGCCCATCTTGTACTTGATCTCCAACTGCAGGTTCTGGATGGTCTGTTGAG